TGGAGTACTTCTCCCATGTCATTCTTCAATGTACTCTCATCAGCAATAATATCTAGTGCAGATGCAACAATAGCGTCAGTATCCATGGAATCATACTCAGAGTATAATTGAGGCCTAATCGTCTGGTAGTTGGTACTACTTTGAAATCCATAGATGGAAGTATTTGTTGTTGAGTAAACTCTACTAAATCTATCTATCATTGAGTTAGTATCGTATTGTCCTGATTGTTGGATTTTATTTATATCAACAACTTTAAGGTTATTACCTCCTTCATTACGGATGATAACATCTGTTGAAAATAATCTTTTTAATCTTGGGAATAATGTAGTATCTGCCATTTTTTTTATTTACTTATTTTTTATTTTTCATAATAACCAATGGATGTCTTCTTCACCGTCTGAGTATGGGTTATCTATTTTATATGGATTTTCATTCCCTGTTTGGGAGTATCCTCCTGAGTATTTGGATGTTTGAGTTGATATATTATCAAGCATGCTTTTAAACATATCCATACCATGTTGTCTCATCTTAAATGATGTTTCTCTTAAATAACATCCAATAGCCATTGCCATAACTAAATCATCATTGTAACCTGATTGAGCTTCTGCTCTACCGTTTTTCCAAAGGAAAACTCTCATTTCACTAAGTAAACGAGATGATCTTATTATTAAACTTCTATCACCTACTGCTTCTTGGAATTTACCAATAGCTAAAGGTCTAGTACCTGATGACATTGTAAAACCAGGAATCATTTGTTTATTATCCATGAATGGATCAAAATACGAATTGGAATTTAAATTTCCACCCTTAGGTGAATAGTAAAGATTTTGATATCCTCTATCTAATATGGTTTGTATTGTAGACCAACCCACATTCGCATTCTCAGGTGCTAATAAAGCATTATTATACTCAGTTGCTATACCAACTAATAAATGTCCAAATTCTTTTGTATTTAATTGACCTTTATATTCACCTACTTGAGTAAATGACTCTACATCTATTATATGAAAAGTTGAGTAATCTTTCCCGTCTCCTCTAGCAACATCTGCTATTACCATATAATTTCTAGAGTAATCAACAGGCTCCCATATCCATAAATTTTGATCTAACCCACGTTTTTCAACAGGATCTGAAATGTGGGATATTTCGTAGTATTTCATATCATCTGTTTCGAATACTGTGTCTCCAGATGTTTCAAAATTACAATCACACTCTTGAGCGGCCATTCTAGGACCAAGATCTTTATCTTGTTGATCTCTCCATGCTTGATCCCGTTCAGGATGTACTTGCCATGGGAGTCTAATAGGTAAGAAACTATTTTCTCCTATCTCAGCATCTTCCCATGTTTTGTGGAACCAATTCCCTGTACCATAAGGTGTAGATAATGCAATGCAACCCCCCCCAGTTGCTAATGTTTGTTGAGCTGATGCCCAAATCTCACCTATATTATTAATGAAGGCGGCCTCATCTATAAGTAGTAAAGAAACGGCTTCCGATCTACCTGCATCACTTGAAGCTGATGTGGCTTTAATCTGTGAACCGTTATTTAATCGAAGGGTTAATTTATTGAATTCTTGTGGTTTATCTTTTTCTTTTAACCAAGTAGGTAAATTATCATACATAAATTTTACCTTGGTTACCATATTTTTAGCAGTTTCCTGTTTTGTTGCTATACATAATATATTTTTATCTTGATTAAATAACATTAACCAAGTTGAGTAACCAGCAGCTAATGTAGATATACCTAACTGTCTTGATTTTAATATAATTGAGTAATTATTTTCTTGGAATAATTGTAGTACTTTTTCTTGAAATGGATATAAATTAAATAAAATACGTCCACGTTTTGGATGTTGAATATGACAATACTTTTTCATAAAATACACTGGGGATGAAGCGCATTTTATGTATTCTTCTTGAATTATTTGTTTTATATTTTTTTGTGGTTCGGACATAACTTAATTATTTGATGATAAGTGCTGTTCCTAATATGAGAGACAATCCTGTAAGTATTTTATTTAAGGTATTTTTTTTCTTGATTGTTTTTTCAAGATTTAAAATTTCAGCTTTATATATTTTTTCTTTAGAATTGGAACCATCTATTTGAGATAATAGATTTTGATTTTTATCATTTAATATAGATATAGTACTATCTTTTTCATTAAGTAAATTTAATTGTTGATTTACTTTAATTTGTGTTAAATTCAACTCAGCAATAGCCGAATCTCCTTTTACAAGATCAATTGCTATTAAATGAGCAACTCTTTTTGGTAAACAAATATTATTTGTATCTGTCTGTGAAAAACTTTGTAAGTTCATCATCAGAAAAATTCCTAACAATATTAATTTGATTTTCATAATGTTTTTTAACATCAATAATTTTTTTATCAGTATAACTAATTTGATTAGATATAGAATCCATTTTATAAATTTGATAATTTAAATTTGAATCTAATTCTAATTGTTTAATTTTAAGACTATCGATAATTACATTAACACTATCTATAGAATTTTTATAAGAAGGTGTAATGTCATTTTGAACCACATTACACCCTTTAAAAATTGAAAATAAAAGTGATACCGACAGTACCACTATTATTAATATATTATATTTATTTGATATCATTTAAGATTTTATCAATTGAGTATGGATTTACACCATTAACTGTTTTTTTCTTAATGTATTTTGAAATTTCTGGTTTAGATAAAAATGATTTTAAAGCAGCTAATTCTTTATCATAATTTTCACCACTAGCTAATTTGATTTTTTTCTTTGAAATTACATCTTTTAATTTAGATTCAATTTCTTTATCCCCAGTAACAGTTTTGATAGTATTATCTACTTCAATTTTATTACCTTCATCATCTACTAAATCATCAGATTTAACAGCAGCTGCTGGTTTTTCTGTTTTGACTTTTTTAGTAGGGGTTGGTTTGTTTGGATCTGCTTTTCTTCCTCTTTGACCTGGTTCTGCTAAACCTAAAGCTTTTTCAACAGCTTTTAATGTTTGAGGACCACCTAATGAAGGGTTATATTTTGGATCATCTCCATATTCTTCTTCTTGTTTAGCTAAAGCAGCATCTACTTCTGGGGCGAATTCTGGGCGTTTTTTCTTACTTAATATGATTTTTGAGATATCATTTGCAGTAGCATCTGGGAATTTAGCTTTTAATGATTCAGCTGATGATTTAATTGCTGAGAATAATTCGCTTCCTTTTTCACCTCCAATAAATGGCATTTCATTTAATGTATCTTCATCTAATTGCTCATCTTCATTTATACTACCTCCTTGAGCTAGAGCTGCTAATTTGGATTGGATAGATTTCATTTGAGCTTCTAAAGCTTTTTTCTGTGCATCTTTGGCAGCTTTTTCTTCTGATGGTCCTTCTCCTAAGGCAATTTCGATTTCTTCCTTAATTATCTTAAGTAATTCTGTTTTTCTCATGGTAAAATATTAAATTATTTTATTTATAAATATTATAGACCTATTACTCGTTTAATTTCTGCGATTCTATTCTCAGTAGAGCCAGATAACTTAGCAAAATGTTTCATCTTATTTCTATATACTATAGTAAGTTTTTCAATTTCTTTATTGATTTCATCCCTGTATTTAGAGTCTGTTGTTCTAACTCCATTATCTTCTATATCTACCCCATCAGGTAGTACATAAAATATATAATCATACTCAGGAATAAGATGGGAGTACATTTTTGTAAAATCTTCATTTATAAAATATGGTATTGATTTAGCTAGTTTAGTAAAAGCCATTACATCTATAATAGTTCTATCCGTAATTAAATTTTCACGTATTAACTCGCTTGCTCTTTCAGCTGCAAATACCATTTGTCCTTTAACAGTTGAGTCGGTATTTAAAGGGATACCTAAATCCCTTAAATACTTCGAACGCTCTGTTGAAAAATAGTAGTCTTTAAATTCTGGTAGTTCCTTTAAAGCATTAACTAATGTTGTTTTTCCAACACTTAGTGTTCCTGTAAATCCGATACGGGCCATAAATATATTATATTTTAGTAAAACATTCATTTTTCCCTCCAAAAATTATTTTTGGAGAATATTTAAACTCTATTAGAGTTTGGTGTAATTTTTGTTCTTGATGAAAACCATCATATAAATTAGTATTAATAATTTCAATTATTTCTATATTATATGGGATTTGTGAAAATCTATTGTTTAAGGAGGTTGTGGTAATACCTATTTTATAAAAACTCTCATCATTATTAAATAATTTAATTATTAATATATAGTATGATTATTTAATTAAATTATGAGCAATATATAAACCATGTAAAGCAGAAATATAAATACCTCTAGCTCCAGCAGCATCTCCTTGCATATGTACTTCAGGGAATTTAGGTAAAGATAAATCATATTTATTTAATAGAATTTCATTTGTTAGAAATTTTACTTCAGGGCAGTAGAATATGTAATTGTTATCTATACCAAATGTAGTATTTAAATCGTCAATGAATTCTAAAATATAATCAGCATATTTACCAAAACCTTCTTTAAACTTCTCTAATGAAATTTTATAACCGGGTACTTTCCCACCTTGATCAGTATTTGATGGTTGTCTGTCAGTTGGAGTATAATATGCTGCTTTTCCTTCTTTTTGGAAGAATTCAACTAATCTTTTACTAAAACCAAATGGGTCTTCAACACCACGAGCTTCTAATAATATACCAAAATTAGTTAATCCATTAAATTTTTCTGGGTCTTTATGAGCATGTCCATTGTAGGATTTCATCCCATATGTTTCTTCTTCAGCGACGAAAGCTGCGAAGTTATTAGTGCAAAATGAACGAGCACTGTCATCACCAAACTTCTTATAAAGTTTAAAATCATAAGCTATTTTATTTAATTCTGTAAAATATTTTCCATCGGTTTCATATCGCACACCTATTTGTGCTGGTTTTGGGGTAGTATCTAGATTATATTCTTCAATTAAGTTTGATAGGAAATCCATTCCTGACTTGCCCGTCCCAATGATTAATTTATCA